CGATCGGCGGACACGTATTCTGCTATGGATAAGGCAATGGTCATCATGCTTTTAGTCCTGGCCGCGATATTGGCGCTTACATGGGACTGACACAAATGAAAGGAGTTTAACCATGAAAAAATTATTCATCAGCTGCCCGATGAGGGGCCGGACCGACGAGAACATCAAAGACAGCATGGAGCGTATGCACAGAATCGCGGAAATCTATGCCGGCGAGGAGCTTGAAGCAATCGACACCTTCCTTGAAGGAGCGGATTACAAAGGCAATCCGCTGATATGCCTCGGAGAGAGTATCAAACGTATGCAGGAGGCTGATTACTTTGTCGGCATACGGGATAACTACGAATGGCCCGGCTGCTTCACTGAACATGAGATCTTCGCGATGTACAAGGGACGAAGAAACATGATTATTTTAGACGGCGAGACGCTCATGCCGGACGCCTTCGAAGCAATCCGAAATGATAGCCTTGTCTCCATACCGGTTTGCGATTGCAAATGAGCTGGAAGAGGAAAGGAAAAGAAAAATGAAAAGACCGATTTATGAGCCGAAAGGAAAGGCGAAGGAATACGGCGACTACGCCATTAACATATACACCGGCTGCCCGCACAGGTGCTTTTATTGCTTCGCTCCCAGCGTGCTGCACCGGGACAGGGAGCAATTTCACAGCCATGTGGAGCCGCGCACAGGGATCATCGAGGCAGTCATGCTGCAGCTCAAGCGGGAGCTGATAACCGAGAAGCTCATTCACCTGTGCTTTACCTGTGACCCGTACCCGACCGGCTACGACACCGGCGCCACGCGGACCGTCATCAAGCTGCTGAAGGATGCCGGGAACCACGTCCAGATCCTCACCAAGGGCGACGGGAGCCGGGACTTCGACCTTCTGGATGGCGGGGACTGGTACGGCGTTACGATAGACGGCAGAGAAACGCCGGAGCGGTTTCAGGAGATCCTCACGACGCTGGGCGCGGCAAAAGAGCGGGGTATAAAAACCTGGGTGTCCTTTGAGCCGGTCATAGACGCGGCTGCCGTGCTTGCGGCCATAGCTGCCGGCGCGGCCTGGTATGACAAAGTGATGATCGGCAAGCTGAATTACTTCCCGTCTGAAATCAACTGGAAGGAGTTCGGGAAAACTGCTGAGGCGTTATGCAAGCAGCTCAATCTCGATTATTACATAAAGGACAGCCTGCGGGAGGAAATGGAGAAATGAAGGAGGAAATCATGCTAACCCGGCAGGAGATCCTCGAGCTTGAACACGAGCTCATAGGCGAAAACTCGGCCTGGGAAAATCTAAGCAACAAAGACGATACACGGATGGTGTTTTACAACGAGGGTATTTACACCGCGATTGAACACATACTCGACCTCTTTAAGGAGTGAGCGGGAATGCTCCGGAGGCATTACAGCTATTATCAGCCTGTATGTGATTACTGCGCGAAGGCACTGCCGGCGGAATTGAGCGGCAAGGAGGCGATCTCCGCCGCTCTGGCCGCCGGGTGGGAATTAAGACGCAGCGGGAAAGACTGGCTGCTGGTCTGCGACGGGTGCATATTCGAGGAGAAGTACGGGAAGGAAATCGGAAAGAATGAAAAGGAGAAACGGTGAGCGGGATGAATGTTTTAATAGCCTGTGAGGAGAGCCAGGAGGTCTGCAAAGCGTTCAGAGCGTTAGGACACCGGGCGTTTTCCTGCGACATACAGGACTGCTCCGGAGGACATCCAGAGTGGCACATAAAAGGCGACTGCCTCCCACTTCTCAACGGCAACTGCTCCTTTCAGACCGCCGACACACACACACACACAGGCCGGGCCTTGGGATTTACTGATAGCCCATCCGCCGTGTACCGACCTTGCCGTGTCAGGTGCCCGGTGGTTCAGAGAAAAACAAAAAGACCTTCGGCAGCAAAAGGCCGTTGCGTTTTTTATGCACTTTGTTCTTGCCGGGTGCGACAAGATCGCCGTGGAAAACCCTGTTGGGATTATGTCCACAGTTTACGGGAAACCTACGCAGATTATACAGCCGTATATGTTCGGCGAACACGCACGAAAAACAACCTGTTTGTGGCTTAAAGGTCTGCCGAAGCTGACACCTACAAATGTTGTAGACATGGGAGAAATCAGAGACGGAGGCTTTTCTGTCGGAGCTTCTCTGGATATGGCCAGAGACGAAAACGGGAAAATTATTAGTTGGAATGACCCGCGTACCGCTAAAATCCGTAGTAAAACATTCGCTGGAATTGCTAAAGCCATGGCCAATCAATGGGGTAATTGTATCTGCTTGTAAAGTGGAAGCGTCGTAATTCCCTCACGGGGAAGGCTATTTTAGGAGAACATGGGATTTAGATTCAGAAAGAGCGTGCCGCTGCCATACGAAAGGCAGGGCTATATATATTATAAGAGCCTGTGCTTCAAGAGGCTTTCCAAAAGGGAGAAGGACAGGCTCATAAAACTGTGCTCTGATGCCGGGGGCGCGTACTCTGCCGCGCTATTTGAATACATGACCTCCGCCGCGACCGCTGACGCGGTATGCCTGCGGCACTATATTTCCCGGTCGACGCTGGAGAGGTGCGTGAGGAAGTACTATATAAAATTCCCACGGTGGATGTGATTTCGCCGCTGGGGCGGTTCCGCCGATTTGCGGCGGGCCCGCCGGAACGACGAAACTATTTTTCATATTTCATATAAAGGTCGCGTGCGCGTGCGCGCGACTTGGGGCTGGGTAAGAGCCTAAGTTTTCAACCAAAAGGTGGGCGAAGGTATGAGAGACGGGTACTGGGTCATTCGTACATACGAGGCCGGGAGCGTGGGAGAAAAAACAAAGTTCTTTTTCCCAGGCACCCGTCCTAAAATGCTGGGAAGGAAACAGAAGTCAGCCATCAAGAAACAGGAGCAGAACGAGTACTCCGCCCTTAAGTCCTTAGCCAGGCTCATAAATGCCAACTTCGGAAAGGGTGATCTTCTGCTGGGACTGGACTATTCACCGGCCGGAATGAAGAGGCTTAAAAAACAGGCGAAGGCGGTCGACGGTGTTGAGGAGGAGCGGGACAAGCTTTATATCGCTGCCGAGAGAGAGCTGGGAAACGCTCTGCGGAGAGTCAAGCGGGACATGGAGGCGGAGGGGAAGACCCTCCGATATGTATCTATCACCTCCGACATGGACGGAGATACGGGGAAGCCTGTTCGTGTCCACCATCACCTGATAGTCCCGGCGGAAGCGAAGGAAGCATTTATGCGGAAGTGGGAGGAAAAGGGACTGGGCGGCGTGTCCTGGACGCCTCTATCACCCCAGGAGGATTATACCCAGGTCGCTGAATACATGCTCAGACAGGTACGGAGGATAAAGGACCGGAACAAATACGCCTCCTCCAGAAATCTTGTAAGACCCCAGCCGAAGGACAGGATCGTTATGTCGGCAGCGGAGGTGCGGGTGCCGAAGGGAGGGCGCCTCATTTACAGGAGCGAATACAGGAGGGGACAACCCCAGTACGTAAGATACGTATTGCCCTCATTTTTCGACACGACAAGCGCACGCGGGGACGGGCGTGCGAATACTTATAATCAAGGCGCTTTAGCGAAATAAAGTAAAAAAACAAAACGAGCAGAGAAACCCGCAAAGCATTGGGACGCAAGGCTTTGCGGGGATTTTTGCTGCCCTTTAAGTTGACGTGTCCTGACGCGGGATTTGTTTTAGACTGGTATCAGAGGGAATATAGCGAGGTGCAAAATGGCGCGAAAGAGGGAATTGAGCCCGGAAAAACTGAGACGCGGGGCGGAGAAATATTTTCGCAGCATATCCCGCCGCCGCGCCATCACCGAGAGAGTCCCCACCGGCCAGCGGGACGAGAACGGACACGAGATATTCGTGGATGTCTGCGTAAAAAATCAGCTGGGAGATCTGATTTACGTTACGGAATACCTTGAGCCGCCCACGGTGGCGGGGCTCTGTGAGTTCCTGCGTATACACAGATCCACCTGGGCCATATATGCCGATAAAGAAAAGAGCCCTGATTACGCCGAGGTCACTGAGGAAATCCGGGAAAGACTCCGGGCCTGGAACGAGCGGGAGCTGCTCACCCGGCCGGGCAAGGATATAAAGGGCATCATGTTCAACCTGCAGCAGAATTACGGCTGGACCGGAGAGCGGGTGGAGCATGAGTTCGGCGCCGGCATGAAGGCAGTTCTGACAATAAGCTCCGAGGCAGAGGGGTATGGAGACTGAAAAGACGATAGTCATTCCCCGGCCGCAGCCGAAACAAAAAGTATTTTTCATGGCCCGGCAGAGATATGTCTGCTACGGCGGCGCCAGAGGCGGGGGAAAGAGCTGGTGTGTCAGATACAAGGCAGTACTTATGGCTGCCAGATACCCCGGAATCAGAATACTCATTCTCCGGCGGACCTTTCCGGAGCTGAGAGAAAATCATA